AATCGTCATACCAACGAGAATTTTGCGGTTCTTCAGGGCCTGCAGGAGCCGCACACTGCCCTGCGTTGCGGCATTGAAGAACGGGTAGATCACGTTCAGCGTCGGGCCGTATTCGCCCCGGCGGTTGAAGTTGACCGTCAGTTCCTTCGAGAGGAAGGCAGCGTCCTGCTCGGACATGCCTGACCTCTTTGCCTCGACAAAGGCGGCGAGCCGGATGGCGTTATCCACGGCGAGGTTTACCCGCTCGATCCCGTGAAGCAGGATGTTGTCACGCATCGACGGCACGACCAGGCGCTTGAAGGCGCGCAGGGCCGCCGGGCCACGCTTGAGGCGCAGGCGGCGTTCCAGATCAGCCTTGCCCTCTTCCGGGTTCTCGATGTTCCAGAACGACACCTGCGCTCCGGCCCGCTGGAAGTCGCGGAAGTGCATTGACCACTCGGTATCGGCCTTCCCGCCACCGCCGCGCAGGGCGCCAGCGAAAGCCTTCGGCCAATCGCGTGCCATAGCCTTTGCAATGCGTAACTTGGCGGGCGTGTCCAGGCCAAGTACATTGATCTGCGCGGTTACAAAATCACGGACCGCGTTTGTGATCACGAACACAGGGTTCAGCATCGTCCGTGCCATCGAGTACCAGCGCGACAAGGGCGCGATGAACCGGATGAACGTGCCCATCTGGTCAGCCCCGATGCCAGAGACAGCGCGGGCGATGCGCGGGTCATGCAGGACGATGCGCACTTCCTTCCCGCCGACCTTTACCGACATCTCGTTCGGCTGAAGGATCATCTGGGCCGGGTTGACGATGCGAGTCTCCACCATGCCGGTTGTGCGGTTGTAGTAGCGCTTCTGCTCGACCTCCTTGACCTCCCAGAGCGCTTTGGACGGGTTGTCTTTGGCCAAATCGTGCAGGGCCTGCCCGACCCGGTTCTTTTCAGCCCTGATCGCCACTTCCTGCGCCTGTGTGATCACCGCCTGAAGCGGGTTGAACGCCTCGCTTTCTCGTCCAAGCGCGCGGCGGCTTTCGGGCCCCTGCACGTTCATGCGGCGGCCGATGCCGGTCACGTCAAGGGTGGCGTCGGCATGGTCCGTTTCGGCCCATCCCTTGAGGGGGACGTAGTGGCGATACATCCGGCGCCACATGTCGGCGTCCTCGTGCGTCAAGAGACCTGCATCGACGCGCAGCGCCAGAGACCTCTCACGCAGCTTGTCCACCAGATCGCCGATGGTCTGCAGGCGATGTGCGTGCGGTCCAGCTGCGGCCTGCGCCAGGATGGACCGCGCTTCCGCGTTCGTCATGCCGGAGCCGCCGTCCGGCATCTGCGGGTTGATCTGTGCAATCCGCGCGTTCCGCTCGATGGCATGGCGCGCGTAGAGCCAGGCTCCGACATCATCGACGGAAAGCGCGCCCTTGGTGTCCGAGATCAGGTCGATCACCGGCTTCGTGAATTGCTCGTCAATCTCGAAGAGGTGGCGGCCGACCTTGCCGGAATATGTGGTCTCCGCCGCATAGGCGTTTTGCGCATCCGGAAGACGGACGCCGCTCGCCTCCTCGATCGCCTGTTGCGCGCGACGAACCGGCAGGAACCTGTCCTGAATCAGGACGCGCGCCCGGTCGATGGCGTCGCGGGCTGCGCCGCGGCTATTGGCCAAGCGCTGCCAGATCGGCAGGCCAGCCCGGCGCAGTTCCTCCCACACGCGCCGGTCGGGCACGAAGACAGCGCCGCCCATGGCGGTTGCGCGATGGGCTCTGGCCTGCGGTCCCAGGGGGCGGATGGCGCGCGGGCGCTGGAAGCGTGTCGGCTCTTCCTTGAATCCTGGCTGTGAATCCTGTAGGTTCAAATCTGCGAGGCCGCCATCCAATGCCGAAGTGCGGGAGTCATCCTGGACCGTGGGGGATGCAAAACCCCCGGCCTCGCGATCCAGCGACAGATCATAGTGGTACGTTCCGTCAGCCATTTCGCGCACGGTTGCGATAACATGCTTGATCTCGCCAGCCAGATTCACGGCTGCGCCGATCTTGTGAACTGCCCTGACTTCAGGGCGACCAAGGCGGTCAGGCATGGTATCTACAAGCTGTCCGCTCGCCAGAATTTCACGGAGCGCCGGCACGATACGGTAAATCGTGTCGCCCTTGCGCCCGCCGACTTTCTTTGCCCCCCTCCGGTTGAACTCGATAGCCATTCCGGTTGCAGCGTTGATGACGCTTTGACCAAGAAGGTTTTCGGCATACCAGTTTTCGGCGGCCCGCCCCAAATCCTTCACGTTCTCCTGAACACCAAGTTCATTCCCAGAAAGAGTTGCAACCGGTGCGGACTGAGCCCGCATAGCATCCTTGCTTCTAGCTTGATGATAGGCTCTCGCCCCGATTTCGCCCGAAAGCACACGCCCGAAGACATCCTCGGCCGTCTGGAACCCAGCGCCGTTGAAGACGTTGCGGATCGCGCGCAGGAAGCGGGCGATCTTGTTGAAGGCATGGACGAGCAAGGATCCCTGTGGCGACTTGCGCGCAGCCAGGGCTTCGGAGAATTCCTCCGCGATTGCCTCCTCGATCTGCTGTTCTGGCGACAGATCGGCATAGCGCGTGTCGATCTGGTGTTTCTTGATCCAGCCCTTTGCGGCCGCCAGTTCCAGCGCCTGCCACTCCTCTGGCGTGAAGAGGTTCATGGTGCGCAGCGCGTGGATGGCTTCGTGATGAAGGGTCTTCATCGGGTCAAGGCTGGCGCCGATGGCGATTTCCAGGGCGCCGTCAGTGTGCAGGATGAACATGCCCTGATACCACGCCTTGGTGTCGCGGTAGAGGTTGACGCGCTTCAGGTTCAGCCGGTCCAGTTCGCGGCGAAGCGCCGGCATCTGGCGGTTGATCTCCTCGATTGCAGCCCGGCTCTCACGCACCACGTTGGGCGGCACGCGCTGGAACAAGGGCTGCGCCTGGCCAGCGCCCTTGCGCAGATCGTCGGTGATTTCGACAGACCAGACCGCATCCGTCGTGTCGATCTCGGGCGCCATCTCGCGCAGTTTCCCGTCCTCGATTGAGGAGGTCATGTTGCTGATGATCCAGTCTTCGCCTGTGCCGTTGCGAAGTTCGCGCCGGGCATAGTCGAGACCCGCTGGCGGCAGCGCCTGCACCTCGGTCGCGCGCCGGATCACCTCGGCAGCGCTGAGCGTCTTGAGGTAGTCGGTGAGTTGCTTCCGGCTTCCCTTGAAGTCCGGAAGGCTGCGGTCTTCTGCCGGTCGGGCCCCGTAGGGCTTTACCAACTTCTCAACCGCGCGCCGGATGTGGCCGTCGTAGGCGATAGCGTAGCCCGACGAGCCGAAGGTGATCTTCTGCCCGGAAACCTTGCCCCCTTCCTCAGCCATGATCTGTTTGGCCACATCGCCACCCAGAAGTCGGGTCAGGGGCTGGCCCACGCCCTCGGCGCCCATGTCCGTATCCACCGACAGGATGACGCCCTGCGCATCCGTTCTGATGGACTTGATGCCGCGGCCGCCCATCATTTGCAGTGTGATGCGCTTTCCGCCCTCGGAGCCAGTCTCCCACTCCACCGCTTCGACCACGCTCTGCCCGGCCTTGTTCCAGCGCCGCGCCTGCATCCAGCCCGGCGTCCACGACAGTTTGTCGTAGCCCTTCACCGCCGCCTCACGCAGCAGGCTCTTGACCATCAGCGTGTACTGTTCGGGATCGGCCCAAGGGGACTGCGGCAGCGTCGGATCGGCCTTGCGCTCTGTGCCAAGAGCGAGAAGGTCGGATAGCACCTGCGCGCGACGATCAACTGCGGCGATGTAGGTTCTGGCAGAAGACATCAGGTCTTGGTCAGACTTCACGATTTCAGCGAACTTGCGGTTCGGGCTGTTTTCGTCAGCCTCAACGCGCCCAAGTGCCAGATTGATGATGTGCCGAAGTTGCTCCCGAACCACAGTGTAGTGCTGATGCACCAAAGGATGGTTGTTTCTGTCCATCATCTGCATCAGCGGGAATCTGGCATTTGCCTCCTCCCGCATGAGGCGGTCATTTTCCTCCGTCAGTTCCGCCCGCTTGGCCGCGACCTCTGGCGTATCCTCCCGCACCTCGCGCCACTTGCTGGCCAGGTCGGACTGGATTTCCTCGATGAACAGCACGCGCTTGCCGTCGGCATCCACCCGGTCCTTGACCCGCGCATGCACCACGATGTTCTCGTTCTCGAAGTGCGACGACTGGACGAAGGGCTTTTTTCCCGGCTTCGTGTAAGTCATCTGCTGGTCTGAATTTGCAGGCGACGGCTCGGTGACGGTGCGCGCGGCATTCATCCCGATCTGGTGCAGCTTCGGCACCCGGATCAGGATTTCCCGGTAGTTCTCCCCGTCTGCTTCCGTGTAGGTGCGCCACCGGGATGCGCCGACAAAGCCGCGACCCTCGTTGGTCGCGATGGCTGCCGCGTTGTCGATGCGGAACTGCTCGAGGCGGCGCTGATAATCCGCCTCCTCCTGCGCAACCTCCTCGTCAAACTCCTCGCGCGTCTTGCCGCTGGCCTCCAAGCCTTGGGCCAGCATCTCGGCCAGCTTCGCCTCGATCGCCTTCTGGCGCCCCTCTTCCCACTTCCTCTTGGCCGCTCGGATGGCGTCGTCATCGTCCATCTGATCGTCGGACAGGTCAGGGAAATAATAGTCGCGGCTGTCGTTGTCCCAATATCCGTCGTACTCCGGCCACTTGCCGTTGCGGTCGTAGAGGGTGACGGAATACTCGCGCGGCTCAAACCGCTCTTCGGCCATCCGCTTGGCCAGTTCAAGAACGGCATCATCGGCGACAAAGGACGGGTCGAACGGACCTTCCATCTCATCCTCGTCCCAGTCCTCTTCCGCTTCGCGCTCAAGTTCTTCGCGCGCCTCGTCCATGTAGTATTCGGCCTCGTCGTCCCAGTCGTCGGGGTAGACCGCTTCGCCCTCGCTGATCCTGTAATCCGGCTCGTCCCAGTCGTCGTCCTGGTCAATCAGGGCCTCGGCTGCGTCTTCGTCGGGATCCCGCCAAACGGGCGCAAAGTTGATCGGTTCCTGCGGCAGTCGCTCAATGTCGCCCAGAGCGTCGATCTGAACGCCGATCTGCTGTTCGCGGATGAAGTCGGCGAGGCTGGCCCGGTCAATCATCCGGACGCCTTGGGTTTCCTGCGTTGCAAGCCACTCATCGGCGCCCAGCCAGTCCAGTTCCGCTTTCTTGGCGCCCGGCAGTTTCGGCAGGATCGCGCGCCAGTCCTTCGGTGTGGCCTTGGTCTGCTTGGCGCCTTCGATAGCGCGCAGGAGGGGTGAATAGAATGCCTGCTGGCTGATGAATGTGCCGGGATCCTCGCTCATGCCCTGCTGGGGCTTAGCCATGTCGTCAAGGAAGGCCTGACGGGCGGCCTCGGTCTTGAACTGGAAGCCGGGAATGGCACCATTGCCGCGGAAGGAGGAGTACCAGCCACCGTGCGACTTCGCCACGTCGAGCATGGCCAAGTAGGACTCGCGCGCCACCCGGTCGCCAGCCGTGGCCACGAACAGAGGTTCCCCGGTCTTTCCGTGTTTGGTCTGGCCCAGTTTGAAGTCGCCGGGTTTGTCGGAGATCGGCGGGCGCTGGACCGGGGCCGCAGGCGGCGTGGTCGCATCCTGCCCCTCGGCCTCGATCTCCTCCACCGCATCCATCTTGGGCGCGCGGCGGGCCGGAACGTCGTACTGTTCCAGACGGTCGAAGAAGATCTTGATGTCCTGCGCCCCACTCAGGTTGATCCTGGCAGTCTGCCCGTCGGCTGTCTCGCCCTTGTGCAGTTTGTCGATGACCACGACGCGAGCCATGACGGAAGTCCCAGCACGCTCGAAGGCCACGGCCGGCAGGGTCACATCCGCGCGCAGGTCGAGGTCTTTCGCCTCGTCGCCTTCCCACCAGGCATCGAACCGCTTGTCCGCGCTCGGGCCAGTCGGGATCAAAGCCACCACCCGACCGCCGGGCCGCAGGTGGCGCATCACGGCCTTGGAGAGGTGTTCCATCGCCGTCTTGCCGCCAGAGCCGAAGGGCGGGTTCATGACGATGGCGTGGTACTTGTTCGAGATGTGCAGGTTCTCGAAGGTGCTTCCGACGATGCGGGCACCGGGGGCGCGCAGCTGAGCCGTTGCCGCGAGGTCACTGGACGGCTCTACCATGGTCAGGTCGGCATAGTCCGGCACATAGCGCGCAATCGCCCCATCGCCGGCCGAAGGCTCTAGCACGCGCTCGTTGGGTCTGATCGCCGCCCACCGGCTGGCCATGATGAAGCCCAAAGGTTCCGGGGTCGGATAGAAGTCGATGCCGTCGCGCTGGTCCCGCTTGCCACTGATCTTCGCCCGCCCGAAATAGTGCGTCTTGGCGATGTCGTAAGGCGTGGCCAGTGCGGCGGCCCGGTCCTTGCCCTTGCCACCCTTTCCGTCCTCTGCAGACGGCGCCAGCGGCTCCGCATCCATGTAGGCGTCGATGAAGGCTTGCGTGATGGCGCGGGCCTGATTGCCAAGGGCCAGGTTCTCGACCGCGCCGCTACGCTCGGCGATGCGCTGCGCAAAAGCCGTTTTCTCCCAAGCCGTGCCGATGGTGTAGTAGCGGAAGGCCGCATTCGTCCTGGTGCCCACCCGCAGGATGCGCCCCTCTTCCTGCAGCGTCGTCGTCGGCTTGGTCGGCATGCCAAGGTTGATCAGCACGCGCTGATGCTTGCCGGTGACATCGTGCATAGAGATGCCAGCCCCGCCAGCCTCTGCTTGCACCACCAGAACATCCACGCCGCTGCCGTCCTTGTTGAACTCGGTCAGACCGGCCAGGCGCTGCTTCTGCGGAACAACCCCGGAGAAGATGCGGGCGCGCTTGCCAAAAGCAGCTTGCAGAGTCGCGTTCGGGGCGCCGTAGGGCGAGAAGTCCAGCTTCAGGATGTCGGGGTGCTGCGCCAGAAGATGCGCCCAGGCTTTCTGGAAATTCGCGTCGTCTGTCGCATCCACATTCAGCGACGGGCCTGCAGCCTGGGGAACGGAATACATGCCCAGATCGGCAAACGGATTGAATCCGCCGCCCACGTTGTAGTCGTGGAAGACGACAACCTTCCGGCCCAGAGCCAGATGTGCCTTGATGTCCGGCACCGCAGCCCTGGCCTTGATGGCTTCAAGCAACTGCATGCGCTTCAGGTAAGAGAACTTGCGCCGGACTTCGCGACTGATCTTCTGGTAGCCGTCGGCAAGCGCCTTGTCTGGGTTCGAGGAGTTTTGCCAGATCGCATCCAGGATCGCGTCGATCTTGGTGCCGATCGCGTCAGCCGTGACCACGAACTTCCGGTCATAGTCCACGTCGATCTGCAGGGACCGGCCCGTCAGAACACCGTCGCGCTTGAGTTTCTCGTGAAACTCCCGCTCGAACACCGCCGAATCCACGGCCGCCTCTGGCCGCGTCAGCTTGTGATAGCGGATGCGATAGCCGAAATTCTGGGTGAAGAAGATCGACCGGCCGGACTGTCGCGAATTGCCGACCTTGCCATCCTCGGGATAGTCGAACAGGAACCCCTCGGCATAGTCGATGTTCTGGTCATAGGCGAAGGGTGTGGCCGACAGGAACAGAACCTTGCCGCGAGGCTCCTGCAGCCACTTGGCCACCTCGGCATCCTCACGAGCCTTCAGGCGCGTGTAGACGGTGGTTTTCTCGGCGCCATCCTTCATCGCCTTGAACTTGTCCCAGTCTGCCGCATGGATCATGCGGGACCGGCCGCGCAGATCGCCGGGGCGTCCAGCCAAGGCGCGGACAGCACGCAGGGCGCCGGTTGGGTCGCCTTGGGCATTGCTCGATAGGTTCTGCGCCTCGTCCGGCACGATCAGGTCGAACTTGCGCGATGCGATGGCATCGTTGCCGTTCAGGTTGGCATAGGTGGTGATCGTCACCCCCTGCCCCGCATCCTTCGTGTCGGCAAGTTGATGCACTGGAACGCCAAGCTGCGCCAGAGCGCCCTTCCACCCGGCAATGACAGCCTCGGACGGGGCCAGGATCAGCACGTTGCCTTTGCCCATCTGGACGAAGCGCTTGACAACCCCGCCGCCGGAGAAGGTCTTCCCGGTCCCGGTGCCGTTCGTGATCATCATCCCGTGGCCGTCGGGCTTCGCAAAGCGCCGTTCGACCTTGAGCACGTCATCCTGCTGTTCCGGCAGAAGAAGCGGCAGCGTGGCGCGGATGTTCGCCTCATCAGCCGCCACGGGCTTGATCTTGTCGGCCTTGGCCTGCATCGCCGCGCGGTCATCCGGCGCAGGCTCTGCCTTCGGCGCAGGGCGCGGATTGATCCTGCCCGCGCGCACGTCGGCGAGGTAGGTTTCAAGGTACGGCTGCAGTTTCACCACGAGTTCGCGGGTCAGGCCTGCCTTGATCAAGGGCGTGATGATGGCCTTGAACAGATCACGATCCGACATCTTCGCCGGGTCGAGACCCTGCATCCCCTCGTTGAAGATGCTTTCCAGCGCTTCCTTCTTGCGCGGGTCCAGACCGGACGCATCCTCGCGGAACGCCAGTTGCGGATCGCGCAGGAAGGCAGCCAGCCGCTCCTCGAACAGCTTCTTGATGTCGGCAACCTGCTGTTCAGGCGTGCGGGGGCTTACTCCGGTTCCACCAGAAGCAGGGCCCGCAGCGCTTCCCGATCCTGCGGCGTCAGGAGATAGTCCCCCTGCGCCACCTGCAGCGCCTGGTCCACGCTTTCCAGCGGGAACACGGCCGGGCTTGACCCCGCCAGCGCCTGCCAGTTTCGGATTGCCTGCGCCTCCCACAGCATCGGCAGCACCGTCAGGTACGCCGCGACGGCCGGGCCGCTTGGCAGCGCCTTTGCCAGACGCACCTCCTCGTTTGCCAGTGCCAGTTCGAGGTCTTCCGCCGGGAGTGGGAACATCTGTTCCGCCCATCCCGTCCGCAGGGGCCCCGCCTCCGCGATCTGGTTCCACACTCGTGCCGGTGCCTGGTACATCGTCCTCGCTCCCGAAAAGGTCATCCAGCGCGCCGTCCAGCGCGTCGTTGCCCGTGCTGGGCCTTACCGGTCGGCCTTGGCCAGCATTGCCTGCAGGCTCTTGATCCGATCGGTCAGTTCCTGATGGTGCGGCAGCGGAACCGCCTGCAGCCGGTCGATCTCCGCCTTGATCTCCCCCTTCGGGGATGACGAATCCGGCCCGTCCAAGCCGATCAGTGACCTTGCCTGAAACCTGTCCATAGAAATCCCCGTAGTTGAAGCCTTGTTCCTCGAAGACCTTGAGCCAGTTGGCCCGGTCGGTCAACGTGACGAACCCAAGATCATGCAAGACCAGCGAGAGGAACGGGCGTGTAGCCGTCCTGAAACGCGCCTCGCCATCGCCAGAGGCCTCACCCTTGTCCAGCAGGTGCCTGTTCACCGCGCGGTCGGTGTAGACCCTGACATCTTCCAGAACCTCGTTCAGTTTGGCAAAGGTCAGTTCGCGGTCGCCGTCGGCTTCCGGCGCGGCCTGCATCGCCGGCTTGGCCTTGACGGTCATTGCCTTTCCGTCGTGACCGACAATCCGCATCCTGTGGCCGGGCCACATCGACACAAGAGCGAGGTCTGGTCCGCTGTAGCCGGAGGATGACGGGTGGTTATGGACCGTGAAGGCCACTTCGCCCGCGTCGCCAGCGCGCCAGATGGCAGCTTCCGGCGAGACGGTTGACTTCTGGCCCACGACAACGCTGACCGGTGCGCCTTCCGAATCCAGCACAACCAGGTGCTCAAAGCCGGTGCGCTTGCCCATGGCGAGAACCCAAGCGGTCGCGACATCTTCACGCGCCGCCTGTGATCCGGCTGCGGCGAGATCGTTCAGCAACTGCACAAAGTCAGGGCTTCCTTCGGCAATGTCGTCGCTGCTGCGGCTGTCGTTGAACCTGGCATCCGACGGCCTGCGCCATCTGTAGAGGAACGCACTGCGGCGCTTCTGCAGTTCGGACACCTTGGCGCGCAGTTCTTCGTCACCACGCGCGCCTTGGTCAGGCTTGCTCGGGGTGTCCAGAAGGTCCGGCTGCAGGTTGAAGAGTGGGCCAGCATCACCGGAGTTGCCGCCGGGCTTCCGAATCATGGACTGCTGGGCTTTGACGTTGGCCTCCGCCTCGGCCTTGATCTGCTCCGGGCTCTTTCCGGTTTGCGGGGTCGCGCCGAACAGATCGCCGTCAGCGGCGTCGCCGTCGATGCCTTCCGGCTCTACGGATTCGGTCTGGCCTTGCTGTCCAGGTCTTTGCCCGCCCTGATCGCCGCTTGGGCGTTCTGCGCCGCGCGATCCCAGTTCACGCTGGACGGCTGCGAGGAAGTCGGCGACGACTTGGCTGGGCTTTGCGCCGGACTTGAAGGCGCGGGCTGCTGCGGTGAGGGCATCGCTGATCGCTCCCTTGGTGTTGGCTTCCTTGCCAAGATAATCCCGCACAGCGGTATCTGCCGCAAGGCGGCGCTCGTTCTCCGTCGCGTTGAGCACGTTGCCGGCGCCAGAGACCGTCTCAGCCTGGTCAACCAGCGTCTTGAACGTCTTCAGGTCGTCGCGCACACGCTTCGTTGCGGCATCCAGAATCTTCGCCCGCTCAAGGTACAGGTTCTGGGTGTCCATTTCCGGCCCAAAAAGGCTGTCCTGCGTCTCTGTGACGGTGTCGGCTGCCGCCTGTCGAACGATGGACTCGGCCTGAAAGGCATTCGACGGCTTGAGGCGGTTCAGAAGCGCCAGGATGCCCTTCTGTGCGGCCTTGTCCTGGACGATGCGCCCGACGATTCCGCCGTCACGCTCGCTCGAGATGCCGTTGACCACCATGCCGAAGGCCTCGGGCGAGAGGTTGCGCATGCCGATTGCATCGCGAACCAAGGCGGAAGAGGGCGGGAGGCCCAGTTGCTCGGGACTGCGGTCTGTGTCGCGCAGCACCTTGGCGGCATCCACCGCCGTTCCGGAGCCTTCGGCGATGTTTTTCAGGGCCGCCGTGGTGCGCGCCTCCTGCGGCGTCACGCCGTCGCGCTGCCGCAGGATCATCACCGGCATCTGGATCGGCTTGCCTTCGCTGGCGAGGCGCTTTGCCAGACCCAGGCGCTGGTGGCCGTCTGCAATGACGCGGCGCCCGTCCTCGTACTCATAGACGATCGACATGCCAGCACGCTCTGGCCGCCACTCGGTCACGCCCTTCAGGCGATCCGTGACGCCTTGCTCGTCACCACCGGCCTTGTACTGCATGACGCCGGGCTCGGTGCCGATGCGCTGCACTCCGGCGGCATCAATGAACTCGATGTTGTCGGGCTGGTTCGGTCGCGCCGGGGCACTCGAAGCCGGCGCCTCGACTTCGGAAGTCTGGTCAGCCGCAGGCGGCGCGGCTTCCGGCTCATTGCCAGCCGGTTCCGACTCCGTGTCAGTCGGTTCCACGCCTGCCTGCGGCTGTGGCGCGGCGCCCCCTGCTGCGCCCGCCATCGGTTTGGTGATCGGGATCATAGCCCCGGTCACCTTGTCTCTTGCAATCTGGCGGCCCGTGGCCTGCCACTCCGCGCCGACCCCTTCGGACTCTTCAATGATTTCGTATCGGTCGGGCTGGGCAGAAGCCTGTTCCAGCGTGATCGAGGTCGGGGCCGGGTCTTGCGACGTGGCCGGTTCCGTGGGCGGCGCTGCTGGTGCCATGGCGGCCTGAAGGGGATCGGGGGCCTGGGGCACGACGGGCGGCGCAGCCTCTGGTGCGGGCGCAATGGCTGCGGCCAAAGGATCCGGGGGAACCAGTTGTTCCGGCGTCAGCGTCAAGGGTGCCGGGCTGGGCGGCGCGGGCTGCTGAGTGATGGCTGGATATGCCGTCGGGTCTGCAGGAGTGCCCTTGGTGGCGCGTCGCTTGGCAATGGTGTCCCGCATACTGTCTGCCAGCACACCGCCGCCGCCCATAAACCCACCCATGACGCCGCCCGCCATCATGGCTTTCTTGGTCTCCTCGATCGCCTGGCCCCACGTCATGCTTTCATCAAGCACGCCGATGTCGATCAGTTGCTGCAGGGTCGAGGTGATGCCTTCGGAAATCGCCTCAGTTCCGGCAGCGCCCGCAATCTTGGTGATCGGGCCAATACCCTCTTTCAGGATGACGCCCAGCGGAAGCATTTCCGGAACCGACTCTGCCAAGGCGTACAGGTTTGCCGCAGTGGTGGCTTTTCCGCTGTCGTAGCCCTCGGCGCGCTTATCGGCGTAAGTCGATCCGCGCGAATAGAGACCGAGATAGGCGAGCATCGGAATAGGGTTCCGAGTGGCCAGCGTTGCGGCAAGGCCAGGCGCCATGTCGCCGAAGGATGCAATACCCGATGTCAGGGCCTCTGGAAGCCCAGGGGCTGGCTGAACCGGCGTCATCGCGGCCTCAAGCGCGTCGATCTCGGTCTGGGCAGCAAAACGGTCGCGCTGAGCGCTTTCCATGCTGCTGCGCGCACTGTCGATGACCATGCCGGGGATGCCAGAGTCGACCGCTCTCGTCAGTCGCTTTTCCATCTCATCAAGTTGGGCAAACTCCTCTGCCGCGGCATAGGGGTCTGACTGCTGCACCGTCGAGAGTTCGGTTTTCCGGCGTTGAATTTCCGCCAGTTGCTTGGGCACGCCCTTTGCGCGACCGATCCGATCCAGTGCGGATTTGATCGCGCCCTCCGCTGCCTGAAGGGTGTTACCGAGGAAACCTCTCTGAATCCGTTCCGGCACGTTGCCAAGTTCGGAGACGATCGCCTCACCCGTCGGCGTGTAGGTCGGTTCCGTCGGCGTGAAGGATGACTCAGCCGCCGGAGCCATGGCTTGCTCAAGCGCCCCTCTCCGCGCCGCCTCCTGCTGTGCCCAAGTGTCATCCATTCCACCCATCGGCCCGAATGCCATCGGCGGGGCGTATGAGTCAGCTGCGGGCAGAGCCTGCGGCGTCGGGGCAGCCGCCATCGCGGCTTGAATCGGATCGAACCCGCCGGGCATGGCTGGGTCATTCGGCAGCCTCGGAGTCGCGGAATCTTGCGGGGGCGTGACAGTGGCGGGCGCATTGCCAGGAACCGATGACCGTTTAGCTTTTGCCATCTGCGCGAGCCGGGCCGCCGCTTCCGTGTCACCTGCGGCGTCAGCGGCGCGAAGCGCCTTCATGATCGAGGCGTAATCATCCATGGGTCAGCCGCCGTATTTCTTGAGGAGTTCGTCATCTGTCAGGCCACCGACACCAGCCCCACTAGGGCTTGCCAGACCACCGGTCGGGTCGTTTGGCAGGACAGGATCGGGGGGCGGTGCAGGCATGGCGGGGGCGGGCGCGGGCGCTGCCGGGGCCGGGGCCGGGCTGGCAGGGCCACCCGCTGCGACGGGTTGGCCATCCGGACCGGTGTACGGCACCATCCGGCCGTCTTTGGTCCGACCGTGCAGAACGCCATTGATGACGTACTCGCCAAAGAGGCGCTGCGTTCCTGCAGAGGAGCCGCTGGGCCGCTTTCCACCGCCCGATTTTCCGCCGCCAGAGGATCGGCGGCCACCGCCACCGGCAGACATGACTGGCGCCATGGCGGCGTCAAACTGCCGTTGTGCCAGCGTCTTCAGGTATGCCGGAGCGTTCTCGTTCTCAAGGATTTCCAGCGCCTCGCGCGCCTCCGGGCTGAGACCGTTGGGGCCAAGCATGGCGTCTGTCATGCGCGCAACATCGGCCGCTTTTGCGTCTTCCCTGATCTTCTCGGCCCGAGCGCCGATGAACCCGCCAGCGATGGGCGCCAAGGCTGCCAAGAGCGGGCTTCCGGAGTTCGGCGCGGCCTGCATTGCCATCTGCAGGAACTGCATGACCATATCGTGGCGTTGCTCGCTTCCGCGCGGGCCAAGGAAGCCACCCCCAGACGGAGCCGCAGGTTGTTGCGCAACCGGGTTCAGCCGCGGGTTCGGCATAGGTCGCACCATGCCGCTTGTGTTGCCCCGGCCGCCCATTCCAAGAAAGCCGTTCTTCGCCATCAGTGCACCGTTTGCTGGTCAATGCAGCGCTCAAGCGCCTCGATGCGCAGGAGGGCGGTTTTCAGGCCGGCAAGCACAACACCGAAGGCGTCGATGTGCTTGATACTCTTACCATCTCCGAGGCCAATCAGTTCTTGCCAGTCCTCTGCCATTGGCCCGATGTGGGTTTCATGACTGTCGCCGGGAATGCTGATTTCCTGCTTGTATGACCACCGATAGATCGGCAGGTGCATGATCGCCTCGGATATGTCATCCAAGTCCTGAGCCTCTGAGACATCCTTGAGCGTGATCGAACATGGGAACGCTCCCTTCGTCAGCATCGCCGCTCCCAGTCCGCCGATCGTGGACATGGTCGATGCCTTGTTCTGCTGGTTCTGATGGTACTGCGCCATGTCGGCCTTGTACTTGTCGCCAACCAGACCGGCGTAGTTCACCCCGGCCCCGCCGCCGCTTGGCACGGCCGAAGGCGGGTTGTAGCCCCCACCCATGGCCGCCACGAGTTCGGAAATAGCGCCCTGCCGGGAAGCCTGGTCCAGAGCGAAGAGGCGCGATTGCTCTCCGCCGGCCGCGACATCTGCATCCATCGCAAGGCGCATGATCGTATCTTGGGTCTGACGCTGCTGGTCGCCGTAGGCATCGCTGAAAGCGGCCCCGCCGACCGGAAGGCCGCGGGCCTGCAGGTTTGTCAGGAGGCGGCTGTTTGCCTTTTCGATTCCGGGCATCATCATCGACATGTTCCGGTCGAAGATGCTCTGAGCCACCGTCCCGCGGTCTTGCACCCTCGGGGCGTCCGGCATGTTGGTGATGTTGTCGGTGATGATCGACTTGGTCAGGTCAACAGAAGCTGGCTGCAGCGCTTCTCTGATCGCCTTTTCCCACGGGCTTTCGATGGTCTGCATTGCAGACTGGGCGCCCTGCGGAGCCATGCCTTGGACAAACTGACCTGTCGCCGGGTCCGTGTAGCCGTATCGCACCCCGGAGCCCGACGGAGAATAGGTGTCGAAGCGATTGAATTGCGCCTCTGCAGATGCTGTCTTGTACGGATCAGGCGCCGCCGGCGCTTTGCTCTTCTTGCCCATATGCCAGCCACTCGCAGTTCTGCCGTTCCTGCTGCATGACTACCAGCGGGGAGCCGTCCGGTGCGGCGAAGCGAACAATCGCAACAGCCTTGAAGCCCAGCTTCGCACAGAGGTTCAAGGAGTCGAGGTTGGTCGATGGAATTGTGGCACTGATGGCAAGGCAACCGAGTTGCACGAAGGGATAGTGAAAGAGTGCATGAAGCGTGCGCCGATCGGCCCACCTTGCCTTGTCCTCCACCACGATCGAGACCTCGCAGTGCACCCCGTTGTGCCGCTCATAGACGACGGCGGCCACGAGTTTTCCACCCTTGATGACGCCAAGAGCCTTGGCGCCTGGTGTCGCGCTGTATCCGGGGATGTGTTTGGCGATCCACTGGCACAGTTCATCGTCCGCGCCATAGACCACGCTTCCGAGCCGCCTCAGGCCAGGCCCGCCCGCAGACCGATGATTTCCGCCCATGTTGCCTCTATCTCGATCGTGATCTGGAACGACGACCCGGAGGCGTCGCACCCGATCTCCTCAGAGATGGTCACGATACCGCCGCCGTCCTCCTCTGGTTCCAGCGTAAGCACTTGCTCTGCCTCTGCCACGTCGGCCGCAGTATCGTTGAAGTCCGAGAGAACGCGCGCGCGCACTGTTACCGGGCCCTGCGCACGGATCGTCGGCTTGATGTATGTGACGGAGACATCGCGACCGGCATCGAACCAGCTGCTTTTCCAGATCAGGGTTTGCACTTCGCTCGACCCGCCGGGAATGCGACGCGCAAGGCGGCCATCGAACCCTGTTGCCTCAAGATTCCCGTTGATGTTGTGGAAGGCCTTGCAGGTCATGGTGGCGGTTGACCAAGCCCCGCTTTCGGGCGTCCAGATGATCTGATCCGATGTCAGTCCGCGCACCCGGTTGATGATGACGGTCGAGGCATCCTCTGCCGTCGCCAGTTGCCAGTCAGCGGGCCCCTCCTCGACCATTGTGGCGATGAGGTCGGCAACCGGCTGCGAGAGTTGCGAGACCAGGGCAAGCGTGGACGAACGCAGGCTTTCCCCGACCGAGATCAGGCCCCGCGGTGTCAGCATCCACAGATCACTGCCAACCTGTGCGAAGGCGCGCTTTGACAAGGGGCGAGCGGCCTGCACGCGGCCGAGCAGACGCCAGTCGTTGGCATCGCCAGGGTCAAGGCCTTCGTATGTGATGATCTGACCTGTCGAGGTGAAGATTGCCAGGATGTCGTTCATCCCGTGCCCGGCATCCATCGTGAGCGAGGACATGGCCACCAGCGTGCCCTTGATGTTGCCAAGCCGGTCCAGTGGGAACCGCTCGAGCAGCCCGGTCACAGCGCCCACATCACCATAGTAGAACTCGAGTGCGCCGTCGGAGTCCCACAGGTAAGGCCGGTCATGATGCGCAAGGATTCCGTCGAGACGCCGGATTTCCACGCCCTCAGGCGCAGTGAAGTCGCAAGGACTGAATGCGGAGCCGTCGAACCGAACCGGTCCGCCGTGGCCATCTGCCAGAAGCGTGTTGGATGAGATCGTGGCGGCCATGGCTTTGCCGGAGAAGGTCCGCGCATATGTTGCCGCGCCACAGGCAGCCTGATCCGGGTGCAACTCGATGTACTTTGGTGTCGGGCCGAAGTCGTGCGGAATGCGCTGCAGGACAGTGGAAGGTGATCCTGTCCATGTTATTCCCGGCCGGGAGACGAGTTTGACGCCATTGGACACAAGGTTCTGCAGTTCAGCTGCATATAGCCCGCTCACCTTTGCCGACTTGGCTTTGACGAACAGACCGCGCAGGGGCAGAGGGATTTCGATTTCCTGTGCCGCCGGGCGACTGGCTTGCGAGCGTCTTTGGGCCTTGGCTTGCTGGCGGCGCATGTCTCACCTCATGCCGAGAGTGCGGCGGCCAGCTTCGCCGCCTTCCGAGCGTCAAGAAGTGCCTGCTTGACGGTCAGGCCCGGCTCGATCTGGGTCTCCAAGACCGCGCCTGTCACATCGTCTTGGGTCAACTGGTTGACCTTGATCGTGGCGGCAGGCCGGGCAAGGCCCTTGGGAAGCGCCGTCACGACTGATCCCAACCCAACAATGGTGGCAGGCCGGTCAACAAGCCTGGTCGGCTTTGCCAGCGGGACGGATGCGGAGGCGGCGATGGTTGCCTCTGGCCTTGCTGTCGCCTTGATGTCGGCCGAAGTCGTCGTAGCGCCTTGGCCGATCGAGGCTGCCGCAGCCTCGCCGTAGTAGGCCAGCGTCGTGTAGGGCAGCAGCATCAGAGTTCGTCCATGACAAACACCATCATGTAGGCGAACGAGCCGACTGTGGTGCTGGTGATGTTCTGGATGGTGACACCCTCGCCTTCGCGCAGCCGGACTTCCTGCACTTCATTGCCCTCGGGAAGCCAGTTGATGCCAGCCTGAAGCTGCACGGATGGGAAGGCTTGCGTGGCGCCGACTTCGTCGTTGGAGAATGCGAGAGGGAACAGCAGGGCGCCGGGGGTAATTGTCGCGCCGGTTCGCACCGTGACGCCAGCAGGCAGGGCGGGATTGTTCGTGTCGCAGGCAACTGGCGTGATCAGCGTGCCGCCACTGTGAACCGCCGAGAAGCGCGCGAAGTTCTGGCGTACGGCGACGCCAGTGACCGCAGAAAGCTGAAGGTTGATCAGGTACAGTTTCTTCAGGATGACCAACTGGCCCGACCCGGCCGCGTTGTAGAGGCTGATCATGTGCTTGTTGGCCGCGAAGGCAACCGCATCCGCAAGCGCGTAATAGGTCGGAAGGGATCCCTGGAACACGGCCTGCTCATGCACCGTGTTAGACCCTATGACGCGCGACCGGGTGCGCATCTTGTTGCCGGTGGAGTTCGGCGGAACCTGGGTGAAACTGTCGGGCATATCAATCCTCCTGCATGATCAGGGTGCCGACCGGGAACCGCGGCGTGATCAGGTTCGACACGTTGATCGCCGCTGTCAGCGCGCCCTTGTAGAGAATTTGCGAGGCCCCGGAGACCGCCAGCCCGACGGAGACGTGGGTGATCGTGTTCGACCCGCCGGTGCATTCGGGAAACGTGATTTCCGCCGTGTTGCTGGCTTGGTTGCCTGATACCGTCCAGCCAGACCCGTTGCGCGAGACTGTGACGCGGGCATATCCGGTATAGGTGGCTTCCGAAGTCGTCTGATCCCCAGCCTCGCCAGGGTCTGCCGTGTGGAGTGCCACATAGAGAAGCGTGTTCGACCAGGGTAGCGCTGTCGCATTGAAGATCAGCGCGACGATCTGGTTTTCGAGGGAATTGCTCTTGCTCATGTTCGCCTCAGCTATATGCGATTCCGGTCAACTCGCCGGCCGTGTACGAAAGCGTTTTCACAAGGTCGATCCCGCCCGGAGTGGCCCCGGAAAGGGTAATGGTCAAAAGCCCATCGACGCCGTAAGTGAAGGTCTTGACGATGCCGTCGGCATAGTCGATCTGGACCAGGTCGCCGCCGCTATAGGTCAGCGTGGCTCCCTCAGCCCGAAGGTTCTGAGAGACCGTCTCGAAGGTTTCTGAGCCGGTGCCGCCGGCAGCTTCGATCGTAAGCGTTCCGGCCACCAGATCGGGCGTAAGGGTGATGTTGGGCCCTTCCAGAAGCACCGTCAGAATCCGCGCCAGCACCGCGTCCGAAAAGTCCTCGATCGTCTCCGCACGCTGCGTTCCGGAGTGGTTCCCGCGCCGCAAGGCGTTCAGTGCGCGCTGATCTGCTGTGCGGGCAATCAGGTCGGTTTCTGCGGCAGCGGCATCTATGGCCTCGAACTTGGTGTTCACCTGGTCCAAAAGTTGGTCCAGATTGTCGCCATTCACGTCGTAGGGGCGCGTCCTGCGGCGGCTGCGACTGAGGTTGATTGCTCCCGCCATCACGACACCATGAATCGGCCGCCACCGAGCGGCACGGCATCATGCGCTTCCTCGTGACCACCGATCCGGAAGGCGCGGGCCCCGCCAGCGTTGGCGGCGCGGCGCGTCTCGATCTCGTGCTCATACTCCGCCGCGATCTCGGCATAATCCTTTCCCAAGGCGCGGCGCAGACGGAACGTCATGCCCAGGGAAAGGACGTGATCATCATCAAAGGCTGGCATGTCGGCGTCGGCCTCGAAGTCCGGACGCCTGACTTGCGGGAAGGGAGCGATGCCGGAGGATCGCGAGATGCGTTTCAGAACCTCATGGGTTTCCTGCCCGTACACCGCAACATCCCAGCCAGGCGGCCCGTCGTAGACGCCTTGGCCCTCCACGGGCTCGGTGACATCCAACTGATCTGGCAGGATCAGGTGGCCGTCGCGCGGCACGAAAGGCGCATTGCAAACTGGCGGCGACTGCGTGTCGTCATAGTCCCCCGGCCTGATGGCAGAAACCACCGGGTAGCGCGATATGTACTCGATGGTCACCAGTTCATAGGCCGACGGCGTCGGATCAACCCAGAGGGCGCCGTTGCGGATGCGCCAGCCCATCTGAACGGGGGCGGCAGCGCCACCATAGAGCCAGCACGCCCACGCTTGGGGCGAGGCAGGGCCGACCAGCCCGAGCGGCCATCCGCCGCGGTGTTCGGTGTTCGGGATGATGCGCAGGAAATCAGGCGGCAGAGGGTACGCATACCGATTTGGGGTGAGGGAAAACACCCAAGTCGATTGCAGTTCATCCGGCCCCTGCCAGCCGGAGACGCGCATATACTCGCGCATCGTGTCACGCGCCGCCTGCAGCAGGGTCTTGGCGATCTTGTTGCCGGTATTGAACAGCGTGGAAGGAGCGGGCGCCGTGGCATCCCGCTCCGCAGCTTCTTGCGCAATTTCCAGAATCGACCGCGCCATGTCGATCAGCCGCCTTTGCGGGGCTTCTGGGCGCTGAGTCCTAGCGGGTCTTCCGGGGTGACGCTCAGCCCCAGGTCTTCGTTGCCGTCAGCCATTCCGCCGGCCGACAGGAAGGGATCCTCGACACCAGCGCGGGCGACGACCTCTTGCCCATCGACAGCAATGGCACCACCAAGGGCCTCGGCGGCCACCATGCCGGGCGCCATCTGGTTCTGTTTTTGCGGCACGATCTGGGACAGCACCTTGACCTGCGCCGCCGCCTCAAGAGCGGCACGCTTGGCCTCGTCCAGTTGGCGCTGGGTTTCCATCAAGGCGGCTTCCAGCGCGGCCTCGCGTTTGGCAGCTTCGGTCACATCGTCCGCCCCGGCGGCGCGCTCGTGCCAGCGCAGTGCAACCTTGTGAGCATGGATGGCGTCGCGGCCGATGATGTTGACCTGATCTTGCGACAGCGCGCAAAGGTCTTCGACCGAGCGGACACCATGGACGTAGAGGAGGCCGATCTGCGCCATGGAAATTCCGGGCAGGTCGGACAGCGGCGTGCCTTGGGTCGGCATCTCGCCGGTATCGCGGAAATGGGCAAACTCGACCGGAAACTGCTGGGCGGCCGCAGCCTCCGAGATGAATCGAACCGCCTGAGTGCGGTTGTCGCCACGGGGCTGCTTGGTGACGGTCAGGCGCGTTGACCAAGTACCGTCAGACTGCCGGACACGGATGTAGGCGAATTGCACGAAGAGGCCACCAGTGCCTGCGACCGGCCCCATCTGATCCGAGAAATCGCGGTCGGTCATGTCGAATGCGGGCTGTCCGCGCGTTGCGGGAGATAGTGGCATCGTGGCTGGTTGGGCAAACATCCGTGTGTCTCCGGTGGCAGGGTGAAGGGGCGGCGGGCCCACCCGGTCAGGCAGGCCCGCGCGACGATCAGTGCGTCAGAATGCCGTTCAGCATCCGGTTGTTGATGAGCCAGTTGCCCATCCCGGCGATGATGACGGTATCAGAGTCTTCGGTCAGGTGGCGGCGCGGTCCGCTGAGAACGGTGTTGTTGCGGCGCTTGTGCATGATGATCTCGATGGTATCGAGGTTCAGGAAGCGCATCGCATCGGCCTGTGCGTAGCCATTCATGCCGCCATCGGGAACGACGGGGGTCATCTCGAACATGATGTTCTGGAAGCCCGCCGATGCCAGCGTGCGGTCCATGAACCGCTGCTGAGCCTGCAGCGCGCCCGAGAAGGTGGAGTAGTAGGTGTTGTCCGACAGGATCATGTTGACCTTGTCGGAGTTGCGGCAGGTCTTGAGGTAGAGCGCCAGCATCGACTGGTAGATGTTCGACGTGGTCGGAGCGGCGCCCAGGATTTCGCGCTGGTTGTCCCACCAGGCATAGGTGCCGGACGGGATGCCGCCAACGGAAGCGCCCGGAGCCTCGGCCACCAGCAGCTGAATGCCGCCAAACTCCTTGCCGCCCGAACCGGTGCCATCGCCATGAGCCGACTTGTGGGTCTGGTTGACGATGGTGCGTTCCGCATGCTGGATGCGGGCATCCATCATGTTGATGACCTGCTCTTCGCCGTCGTTCATCAGCATTTCGAGGCCGGAGATCGAGACGCCGCAGGCGTACTGCTTCCACGGGAACTCCGCAGAGGTCAGCACTTCCTGGCCAGCGATGTTCAGGGCTTCGCGACCCAGATACCACTGGAAGTTCGCATTCTCTTCCCCGACCATGATCGGGGTCGAGATGGTGCGCCCGCCCCCGATGGTCTTGGCGCGACCGCGCCGGCGCATCTCGAACACCAGCACGGTATTGCGGCTGACAGCATCAGCCAGCTTCTTGCGACGGTGAGCCAAGGTCGCCGTCACGATTTCTCCCCAATTCGGGTTTGCCATGATGTTTCCTCATCAGCGGCCCGCGCTTGTGGCCTTAGCTGGCTTCGCCGATCCGCCGCATGTTGTAGCGGATAAGGTCAGCGATGCTGCCGTCGGGCGGCGGCGCGGAGTGACGATCGGCACCTTGGCCCTCACCGTCTATGTGATTGCTGGCCGCCCTTGCTCGGTCGAGCGCGGTGGCCGCAGGTTTCTTGCCGTTATCGTTTGCCACAGGCGCGGCAGACTGTGCGGCGACAAGGGGGTTCTGGCTTGCCGCAGTGGCGGTTGATCGGAACTTCTGCGCCAGCCTCCCGACTTCCTCGTCGTACATCTTGGCCAGATCGGCGGTCGTCACGGGTACACCGGTCGCTGTACGCTGCTGCAAGGCGCGCTGCCCGATGATCGGTGCCAAGTCGTCCCAAAGGGGCCGCAAGGGCTTTCCGTCGGATCCCTTCTCGGCCTTGAATGCCGCCAGGGGATCGGGCGGCGTTGCGGGCTGCACGTCCGGGCCAAAGTCGAACGGACGGCCGCCGTTGGCCTTCATGCGCAGCGCCTCATTCTCGGCCCGCAACTGCCTGGTGCGGTCATCCTCGAAGGGGTCTTCGTCTTCAGCCTTGACCACCTTGAGGCCCAGATGTGCTGCGGCCTTCGTCAGCGTCTCTGCGGCATTCTCGCCGCCCAACTGCCATGCGGCCCAGGCCAGATACTGGTCGGGGTTCTGGTTGGCGTAGTTGTGCAGGTGAAGCAGGTTCTCGACGGCCTTCTCCGGCGTTTCCGCGATGGCGGACAACTGGTCCTTCCGCTCGGTCAGGAGGCCGGAAAGCGCGCCGCCTGCGGCAATGCGGTCCCTGATCTTTTGCGCCCGGTCGGCATCCAGCCCCTCCAACAGGCCGTCCATGTCATCCGAATTGGCGGCGCGCGCCTCTTCCTCGGCGGGCTTCGCTTCAGGCGCTTGATCGGCCTGCGCTTCGCCTGCCTTTGCGGCGGCAGGCTTTTCCGGTCGCCCCGCCTTTTCGATCAGCGAGATACCTTCCTCGACCGAAACAGCCGGGTTTTCCTTGGTTTCCGGCAGATCTTCAAGGCTCGGCTCGTCCTCATCGTTGCCACCACCCGCCTTCTGATCGGCAAGCGCCTTGGCGATGATGTTGCGGATGTCGTCTTCGTCGTCAGAGACGGCGCCAAGGTCGTCGCGGTCGATCTCTTGGTCGTCAATGTTTTCGATGGGCGGCATGGTGCTGTGCTCCTTGGCTCAGGTGTTCTTGCGGTTGAAACCGATGGCGTTCATGGCGTGCTGCCCGGCCTGCTGCAGGTGGCGGCGCGCGTTGTGCCGCTCGCGTTGCGCGGCCGGGCTGGCTGTGCGCATTTTCACGGCAGCGTCGATCGTGGACATCAGTTGCCCGCCGAGTCGGTTGAAGGCCTCCCATAGGCGGCGGACCTCTGTATCGTCGGAGTACACGTCGGGCAAAAGCGCCTCTGGTTTGTCAGTGGGCTTGTCGGTCACTTGAAAACCTCGATGTCGGTTGGATCGACCTCTTCAGCCTCCCCCAAGTCGGTTTCGCCGATGCGGTCAATCGGTGGGCGGTTCAACGGGTCTTCCTGCTGGGCGCGCTTGAAGTCCTGTACAAAGTCCTCAAGCCACTCCTTATGGGTCGGCTCGCGCGGCGGCGCCACGCCCTCGTCGTATTCCACCAGATCGTGTCGATCCATGAACTCGCGCTTGGCCTTCCGATCGCCGATGTACTCGGCCGTCTCGGTCTTCCCGGTTATGAACTCCTCGAACTTCGGGGCCAACTGCGGGGATGCCAGATCGTGGTTGCGTGCCGGCCGCTCGTCGCGGCAGTTGTGTGGCCAGGCGTCCAGGCGGTGCCAGTCGCCGCAGTGCTTGCAGCGTCGTGATCGGCCCGGTGCGCGCTCCTTGGGCTGAGCGCCGAAGATGCGGGCGTACTCCCCGCCCAGATCGGACATGGCGAGGCGGGTCATGATCCGTACTGCCCCTCCGGCACATAGAGGCACAGGATTGCGCCGCGGGCGCCGCTGACGCACGCATGAAACAGGCTGTCACCGGATGGCAGGATGCGCGGGTCGCTGTATGGCACCACCTCGTCCAGAGGCAGGATTCGCACCATCGGGTGATCGCCCGGCTCGATCTGGACGCGCCAACCCTCTGGGGTGGCTGTGACGCTGCCAACCGGGGCCGGGGCGCAGTCGTAGCCGCTGCAGCATGTGGGATCGTAGGCCCAGCCGGATGGTGCGCTGTGCGGGTGGGCGCGCTTTGCCGACAGGAACAGTATGACGCATGCCAGCAGCAGGACCAACCCGATGGAGAGGTTGATGAGGCGGGCGGGGTTACGCATTGCCTACCCCTCCGCCCTGTAGAGGGCTTCGGCGCAGAGTTCGCGCAGGTTCGGCGGCAGGTCGTGGGTTGACGCCGAAAGCCTTTGGCGAACCGTTTGCTCGATCACCCTGACAGGGTCGATGCTGCCTTCGGTCGGGGTGGCCCGGCTGATCTCAACATAGGTGCGGGTCGAATCCTCGATGCAGGCGAGGACGGCGCTGGAAACGGCTTCGACCAGCGTCCAGTCGTCGGCCAGAAGGTCGGCTTGGGATGCCAGCCAGGGCACGACGTAGCCCTGCGCCGTCTTCATGTCGATGTGGGCGTGGTATTGCACCTGCGTGCCTGCGCCCATGATCGAGAGCAAAGGCTCGCGGTCCACCTTGAAGGTGCTGCCGGGGACGAGGAACAGGAACATCCCCTTGCCGTTCCACCCCTCGCGCGCCACGCGCTTGCCACGTTTCAGCGCCGCCAGCGCAATGGAAAAATCAAAGGTCGGTGTCTTCATGCGAAGCTCCTTGGCTTGCTGGTGTCAGGCGGCTGCGGGCCGCGGCGGTGGCTCATCAGGCTCTGCGGCCTTGGTGGCCGCATCGGCAATCATCTGGACGCCCTTCATGCGCATTTCGTGGGCGCGTTCGGCCTCGCTGTCCGCAAGGTCCATTTCTTTGAGCATGCGGTCTGTCTCGGCCCTGATCTTTGCGACCTGCACTTGCGTTTCTTCGCGCGCCGGGCCCTGTGGCTCGTCGGGCAGTTGCGCAATCATGCCTTCGAGCGTCCGGCTCTTCGGGAAGGCGCGGACGCCGAACAGAAGCAGTTCCTTGACGGTCTTCATGTCGAACTGGCCGGACCCGGCCAACGGCAGGAGTTGCTGAACGAAGGTCGAGAATGCAGACAAGAACTCGACCCGCATCTCCTTGTCCGCCTGTTCGTCGGCCAGGATGGTGCTGTCGGTCTCGATCGAGAGTGTGATCTTGCGCGAAAAGTCCCGGCGCAGGCGCTCGTGCACCAACTCCCAAGAGGTTTCCGGCACGCGGTCGAACTTCGGTTCCTCGGGAGGGGGCGGCAAGGGCGGCACTTGAACGCCAGATGCGGCCGCCTGTTCTGCCTGCTGCGCCGCGATCTGGTAGACCTGCATCGCCTGCTGGAACTGCGCCTGTGCCGCGGCGATCTCTGCCAGTATCTGCTGGCGCTCCATCTCGGTCAGCGGGATGTCCAGGCCGCAGATTTCGGCCAGCCGGTCGGTGTCGAACATTTCCAGCGCGATCTCGAGCATGATCCGCAGAAGGTCGCGGGCAAAAACGGCCATGCGGCGTTGCCGGATGGCCAGCCGCATGCCTGCGTACCGGCCCTTCAGTTGCTGCGCTGTCGCGGTTTCTGCCGGGTCTCCCTGCGCCCGCATGATGTCGCTGATGCCAGAAGCCTCGAACATCGCCTGCTTCGCCTGTTCGCGCATCAGCGACAGAGCGTTGATGCAGGTGATGATGGCCTCGAGCGGCAGCCACTGAATCAGATTGGCCGTGCCGCCCTTTTCCATGAGCGAAATCCACGACTGCACCGGAATAAGCTGGTGCTTGCCATCCATCAGACGCTTCACCACGTCGGATTCGCCACCGGGAAAGAGGCCAGCGACTGCCAGAACATCCAATAGACCGCGCATCTTTCGCGTGGCGATGTCGATCTCCTTGGCGCGCTCGGCGTAGTACGACACATCTGGGCGCGGCGTCAGGGTGTTGCCGCGCGTTGTGGCCAGCAACGGCTTCGGGCAAGGGAAGAACTTCTCGAGGTTGAGCGGGTCATCCTGCTTGTCGAGGATGATGTGTTGCGCGCCAGGAGACCACCAGATTACGCGGCGGCTGTCCTTCACCCAGATTTCCCAGACGACAGCCACGTCGAAAGGGTCGTTGTTCAACTCGGTGCTCTGGTCCACCGGGGCGCCCATGTTCTGGTGCTCGCGGTCTTGGTCGCCTGGGGCGGTGGACTTTCCTACAAGCCCAGCCTGCGTGAAAGACATCTGCCGGACCGTATCCGGGAAGCGCTTGGACGCACGGGCGCGCGTCATCGGGGTTTCAAACGCCAGCCATGGCGTGGTCTCGAAGCTATGGCCAGGGGCGAAGAGAACGCGGCGCCACTCGATATGGCGCGGGACCACCTCCTCGGACAACTTGCGCTCAACCTCGATCGCCTGCTGTGTGATCGGGTCAAACTCGATGACCGATCCGATCTCGGCGCGGTAGAAAGCCCGCGCCGTGCCTCTGCCTGCGATCAGCCAATCGTCGCGGGCCGCTTCCATGGCTGAATCGAAGTCTGTCGTCGTGAGAAACCACGAAGCCAGGCGCTGGCCAGCCTCGGCCGCCATCAGGTCGGTCTCATCGGACTTGCCGTCCCCCCGCCAGCGGCGGGTAACGATCGGTGTCGGAGTTTCAGAGAAGACCATCGGCTTGAGCACGTCGATGTTGGCGTGGATGAATGCCGTTTCGTCCGTGATCTTGTTCATCTTCGGCGCTTCGGAACTGTCGATCTGGCCGGGATCCTGTTCCCCGCCGAAGTACAGGCGCTCAGCGTTCTGCGCTTCCTGGCGGAACCGCCGTTCATATGTCAGGGCCGCGCTGATCTGTGCGGACCAGAACCTGGCGTTTTCGGAGATGCCACCGGCCGCAGCCTCTTCGTCCGACTGCGGTTCGTCGGGCAATTCCGGCGACGTGATCTCGAAGGGCTGCACATCCTGGCCTTCGCCATGTGCGGCACCCATCGGCACGATGTCAGGTTTCATTGCCGCTCCCGCCGGTCCATCTCTTCGTCATGGCGGGAAAATAGGTCATCGAGGGTGTCATCGTGCGGCGACGATGATTTCCGGCCCGGAGCCGCGCCCGTGATGACTCGATGAATGCCGCGCCCGAAGAGCGTTGCGGCGTCTACGGTGTCGTCATGCTTGGCCGTCGGGAACTGCAGCAACTCGCGCTCGAAGGCGTCCAGGTGCGGCCTTGCGTGGGCCGGAAAGGTGCTGTGCTCGGGTAGGTACATCATGCCCATGGCGGCCATCCCGAGCAGGGCTTGGGCGCGGGTTGCCTTGTCCGTGGTAGATGTCAGCTGCACCCGGTCGGTAAAAGCCCTGTGCTTCTGCATCATGATCTTGATCAGGGGCCCGACCGATTTCAGAATCTGCCCGGCCTCCTCGAAGGCGCGCAAGGGCTTCCACTTCAGGACCAGCTTGATCCAGGCCATAACCCAGGCATCCGACGAGGTGCGGCCGCGCCAGATGTCCATCAGGTAGATGTTGTGCTCCGGATCAACCGCCCAGACCATGTGCACGGTGTAGTCCGGGTCTTCAGCGGACTCGCCTTCCGCCGTGACGGCATAGTCGGAGGCGATGTAGAACTGCAGGCGTGTTCGGTCGATCTTGTGCCAGTCGAAGCGCGCGATGTGCTCCTTCGTGAACATCAAGCCCTCTTCCGGGCTCGGGCGCTGCTGGTAAAGTGCGGACCAGACCCATCCGCCGCGCTTGCGTCGGCCACCCAAGCGATCCTCGCCAAACCGTTCCGGCCAAAGCCACTCACCGGGGGCGCGGTTCAAGGGGTCGTCATCGCGCTCGGCCACGGCAGGCAGGCAGAGAACATACCAAGGTTCGCCTGTGGTGCGGTCCTTGTGCCAGCCAGTTCGGCCGTCGAAGTCCTCGCCCAGAATGCGGCCTGCAGGATCGTCCTGATGCCAGCGCGTGAAGACCATCAGCTGCTTGGCGCGACCCTCCAGGCGCGAGACAAGGTCTGTCGTGTAGTTCTCCCAGATGTCCTGCCGCATGTTCGGCGACATCGCGATCTTGCGACCCTTCACGAGGTCATCCATGAACAGCCATTCGGCCGGGTTGCCGTGCTGGTTGCCCGCCGTCGCCCCGAATCCGTTGTACTCGCCGCCCTGTGGCGTTGCCCACTGGTCGCGCGCCTGGCTGTCCTCTGCCAGACAGACGCCATCGAAGGGCCAAGCGGGATGACGCAGGAGGTTGCGGACGGCGCGTCCGGTCTTCCCGGCGAAATCGGCGGTGTGCACCACGGACATCAGTTTGGCCGACGGATGCCGCCCCATGATCCAGGCTGGCGCGAGTTTGGTGCACAGAAGGGTCTTGGCGTGACGCGGCGGTGCAAAGACCATCGCCCGGTCGATCAGGTCTTCCTCCATCGACTGGATCAGGCGGCAGATCAGCCGGACGTGCCGCGGCGGCTGGAACCCCGTCATGCGCAGATAGAAGGCCAGGAAATCCTCGCGGGACCGGCGTTTGTCCAGTTCCTCGAGGATTTCCAGTTCTTCGATCAGGCTGGGGTCGAGCATCATCACCCCACCCCCATAACCTTCGCCAGTTTCTCAACACGCTCGAGCGCCGCCACGACGGGGCCGTAGACACCTGGCCAGTCGTGGTTACGCCCCGCCATCTCCTTCACCGGCCTCCGGTCGCGCAGGCCGCGATAGAAGGCGAGGCGGCTTGCCAAGCGCTGCACTGGAAAAGCCTCCGCCCAGTCGCCGCGGGACAGGTGCACCGTCTTGCCATTGGGCGATAGCGTGGCCTTGGGCGCCTCAAGCATCACGCCCTCCGCCTGCGCTGCTGGTTCGGGCTCAGGACGGTTGCGACGATCGGGTGACCGTTGCTGTCGCGCCCGATGATGAACTCGAACCCGTCCACGATGACGGAGCGTGCGCCAGCCTTGGCGGCTTCCTCGACGCGGTCTCCAATCTGCTGCTTCAACCTGCCGATGTCGAAACCACCTACGCGCTCCAAGTATCGGACGATGGCGTGGTCAGACACGGAAATCATGGCGCCCCCTTTTCTGCTTCGGCTCGCCGTCGGCGCAGTTCCTCCAAGCGGCGTTCGAGGTCTGCGGATGCGGTCTGGTTCACGGGTTGATCATTGCCAGGCATGGCCGCTTGTGCGGCGCCTGGTGCTGGCGTGGCGGACGGCGCGGGATCCTTGCCTGCAAACCAGCCCCACAGGTCGGGGGCGGCAGGCCCGTAGTAGTGGGCAAAGCGGCGCATGATGAGCGTGTAGAGGCCGGGCCGTGCATCCGGGTTTGCGCGGTTCTTGACCAGATCGCGCGTCCAGTAGGTTTCGAGCAGGAGCCGTGCCGCCTCGAAAGCGTCGCGAAACTCCTCGTGGTCGCGATACCAGGCGCGAAAGGTGCCATAGGTCACGCCGATGTCGGCCGCCCAGGCTTCGGGGAACTCACCTTCCTGAGCCATTTCCATGACGCGCTGCGGATGCTTCTCCGGGTCATATGTCGTTGCGCGCCCTGGGCCTCCGGGCGGTTGTCCAATGCGGGCGAGGAATGCGCGATTGTGCATGTTCGATTCACAACATCGCCATGGCGCCGGAATCGGAGAGGCGAAACCCCTTTTCCGGCGCGGGTTCGACCCATCCGAGCGAGTAGAGGAAGGCCAGCATGTCAGCTGCGTCGTCCTCGGAGGTGGCGAGTTCGTCGCGGATTGCGCGGTGTGCGGACTGGTATCCGATGCGGTCCCGAACAGCCTTGAGAGCCCGCCACTGGCGGGGCGTCATGTTGCCGAAGAGGATGCAGCGCGGAGCGAACCCGCCGCCTGTTCGGGTGGCGAAATAGGCGTGGCCACGGACGGCGGCCAGCTTGACGGACTTGGTGGACTGCATGAGCCATCCGGTTTCCTGCAGGAGCCGGACAAGTTCTGCCATG